AAGACGGCGAGAGCCATCAAGCTGTAGTTTATGACGACAGAACTTTAACTGTTAGTGAAGTACCAAAAGATTAACGAATACCCCCGACAAGGTAAGATAACCCTCTACTAGCTAAGGAGGTGAATATCTAAGTAACTAGCCCACTTTAACGAGTGGGCTTTTTTATGTCTAAAATTCAACAAAAGTGTTGCATGTGTCATAAATGTGTATTATAGTTAGTACATAGACAAAGCGAACAACAAAACCAAAAGGGAAATATCATGAGTAACTCTAAAAATTTACATCAAGAAGTAATAGGTAATGATGGCGAAGGGTTTGACTTAACAATTAATACATGCGACGAAGGTGCCGGGTGGGTGGCGTGTGGCGAGCAGACAATGGAAGTCACACCAAAACAATCAGAAATGATAATGAATGGCGACCAGCAGATAGTTAACGATCATTTTGGTTTTAAGTTTAACTATTTAAGTAAATAACCAGACAGGCCCTTCGGGGCCAAAGGAGTAAATCATGACCAGGATGGACGATAACCAAAAATTTGAGCGTTATTTTATAATGGCTGAATACGGCGCTATTGCAATAAGCGCATTAATTTTCCTAATTTCAAAGGTGGCAGCATGGATTTAGAGCGATACATAAAAGAAAACTACGGCAGCAAGCGAGCGTTTGCTAAGTCTATCAACAAAAGCAGAACGCAAGTATCGCGCTACCTTAAAATGGGCTGCATTTGGCTTGACGGCAGCGTGTGGCAACGTAAAACAAAATTAAAGAAGGGCAAGTAATGGAAGTGTTAAAATTGATTAAGTGGGCGACAATTATATTGCTAATATTTATCTCGGCATGTTTCGCTTGGCCGTTCTTCGCGATTGCCGCGCGGTTAGACCGAAAAGAATGTGATCAATTCATAAACAATTTTGGAAGTATTCTAGCCGGCAAAATTAAGTCAGACTTTAAATAAGGAAATCAAATGAGAGTACTAACGCAGCAAGAAATTGATGACGCGCCTGAATGGGCAAATTCGACTTTTGTAAATACGCGCGGACTAATGGTGTGGTTTAATAATAAAACAGGCAAAGCCGAGGTTATAGATTGGGGCGTTGAGGCTGTCACTCTTAGACCTGGTCATTATGCATTCAGCCATAACAAACCAATCCCGCGCAAGGAGTTTGATATTGACAGTCATGATTGGTCGGATGAATCAATAGTGGTAATCGCATCTGATGATGACTGCATTGAATTAATGTGTGATATCAGTGGTGATGTTTTTGATCTCAGTCGCGAAGACTTTATTGCAGGTGGTAAGCACTTCAAACTAACAGAGAGCGATTTAAAATGAAAAAATTACCGGTAAGCTGGATTAAAGATAAAGGCATTGAATTAGCTGTTGGTGATGAATTATTTTATAACCTTTCACCTAAAGGCCAAGTTATCATTAAGACTAAGAACCAAGCAGATATTTTTAATAGTAGAAATGATAACTGGCATTTCATAACTTCATTCGCCGACCGCCAGAACCCCGGCAAGCAGCCTGTTGCCGATTGGGTGCCTGTTGATTACATATGCCCATCAGGAGCTAAAGGGTTTGGAAAATTAAATCTAGATTGGTCACTAACCGATGACATTGGTGATATTAAATATTGGAAACCAAACTTCGACGCCCTCCACGAAATTTACGAAAAGGAAACTGCCATGCAAAAGCCAGTTAACGATCCAGATCAATATTTGGCCAGGGAGTGCGTAAAAGAATCGACTAGCGCCGTGGCTGATGATGGGCAGGTGTTTACTCAGGCTGAAATCCCACCGGCCGGACTAGAGTGTGAGGTTAGGATTAGGCATTTGGGTCAGTGGATGCCTTGGTGTGACGGTTATTTTAAAATCGGTTACGACTCTAAAATATGGATTTACGCAGATGGCGCTGATTTTGTTTATCCTGCGCATGATGTTGAGTTCAGGCCAATCGACACAAGAACTAACAAAGAAAAGGCAGCGGACGAGCACTGGAATAGCCTTAAAGGTTACTTTGCCGGGACAACTACTGAGGCCCTGGTTAAGACAGCGTTTATGGCTGGCGTTAAATGGGTAGGTGAATAATGGAAGTATCGAGCGTGATAGACCAAATTGTAGTTAGACTTTTTAGTGAGCGCTGGGTTGGTGGTGGTGTGACTAAAGACGTGGCCAGTATGAAAAATCAATTGCACAAGAATCTCCAAAACCAACTCGATGGCTATTGGTCTGGTCATACTGCATATCACATAATGGTTGATGGCGGATTCTTGATTGATGCGAAATCTGGAGCAGAAAAGAAAGTGACATTATTAGGCCAAACATTCATGGCTGATTTCAACAGTGCCAACTGAATGCTATCACTACGCCGCTATATTCGCCTTAATATGTTTCCTTCTGGGAGCTATAGCGGTTGAATTGGTGCATTGGCGTAAAATGAAATAACAAACAAAACCCTCTAGAGCAAGGAGATAGGGATGAGCGAAGAAAAGTTTACAGTAGGCCCATGGGGCATATCTTTAAGTAACGGCCTTAAGATCTGGTCCAAAGACAAGCTAATAGCATGTGTAAAAATGCCGCAACATTGTTTTAGTAGCCACAATTCAACAGCAGACGCTCATCTTATTGCGGCGGCGCCTGAAATGTATCGAATGCTTGAAGACTCGATTGATGCATTACGCGCATCAAATGCTTGCGGCGAGGATTTTCCTGATGAAGTTTTGCTATTGCTAGCTAAAGCGCGTGGGGAATAATATGGCGACAAGAAAACCATTTTTACTGATAACAAAGGATTTAACAGAAAAGGAGATTGTACAGATAACAAAAATCGTTGGTTGTAACTGTATTGCTCGACATTGGCCAAAGATACTAAGCGCATCCGCTGACCGCGTCGATATTGAGATTGCTTTTAATAAGAGTGGCGAACTTGTTGCGCCGATTGATGGTAAAGAAATTACCGGCCAGCGCGACTTAAAAATTAATTCGAATATGAATGAAGTTGTTAATGTCGATGTGAATTTCATTTTAACTAAAAAATCATTAAGATTAAACGAAGTGTAAACAACCAAACCAAAGAGAGAAAATTATGAAAAAATTATCAATTGCAGTAATGTCTTTAATCTTATCAGGCTGCGGGATTGTGCCACAATTATCGCCAGTCGTAACAAGTGAAGCTTATGATAAAGCAGAAACTGCATGTACTGACCACAGCGGTGTCAGAATGGTTAATCAATCCATTGGCATCAAGTATACGGTGTATTGTAACGATGAATCTAAGCTAGCGCTGTAAATCAACTATGGATAAAGCCCCTTAACAGGGGTTTTATCGTTTGTGGTATAATCAATCATTAACAATACAGAGGCACTTTGATGACTAACCAAAAATTAAACAGTTATGATGTTTTGGCTTGGTGGGGGAAAGTTCTTAACTCATGCGACACTGAAGACCAATTCAAAAACGCGCTTAACCTTTGGCCTAAAGTTATTGAGTTGACGCCTTGCGTTGATTATGCATGGAACGAAGTGGTTGACGCAGCCAAAAAACTCAATGTAACGCGCATAGTCCCACCGCTAGTTATCGTAAGAAGAATGGGGCTTTTTGACAAAAGCATTCACGCCTCCCCTTTAAAGAAACTATACCCATCGACAAAAACCGAAATTAAGCTTGCTGTATTCGGACTATCAAAACCGGCCGAGCCACCAAACACAAAATTGAATGGTGATCCTTTATGAGCCAGACTAAAGCAACAAAACCCGATGATAAACGTATTGGTAACCAATTCTGGAAAGCCAGGGCCAAACATGGCAGAAGTAAAATATTTAGCTCACCGAATCAATTATGGATTGCTGCCTGTCAATACTTTCAGTGGGTGGAAGATAACCCATTAGGAAAGGCCATTGTTTATCAGGGGGTTGTATCGTCTGAACCTGAATCATTAATGCGCGCAATGACCATGAAAGGGTTATGTATTTTCCTTAGTGTTAACTCGGTTTATTTCAATCATTTTGAAGAGGCTCTTGATCTAAAAACAAAACAGGGGAAAGATTTTTCTAAAGTCATCAGAGATATCAAAGATATTATTGAGGTTCAGAAGTTCGAAGGAGCAAGCGCGGGATTGTTGAACGCTAACATCATAGCGAGAGATTTAGGGCTAGCAGACAAGCAATCAATCGAAAGTAGGTCGGTAACGATCGATATACCACCAGACGCATCACCAGAGGAAGCGGCAAAGATATACAATGAATTAATGAATAATTAGTGAATATCCAGTGAATAAACGAATAAAACTATAGATATTCACGGTGATATATCATCAATTATGAATAAAAGGTGAATAAGTGCCAATCCCGTTCGATTTCGATTTCAAAAACCCTGATTATACCGCGGTTTTTTTACATCGCCAAAAAATGCTGAAGGCACTGCGAGCCAATCCCGATAAACTACCGATGATAAAAGCGTTTTACAAAATGAATCCAGCGCAATTCATTATTGATTGGGGTTGCACGTTCGATCCGCGAAATGTTGAGCGAGGGTTGCCGGCTATCGTTCCTTTTTTGCTGTTCCCAAAGCAAGAAGAGTGGATAATATGGTGCGTTAACCAATGGAAAATACAAGAGCCAGCGCCAACAGTTAAGAGTCGTGATATGGGGCTTAGTTGGCTATCTGTCGGTCTAGCATCGACGCTTTGCATGTTTAATCGCGAAATGGTCATAGGATTCGGATCACGTAAAGAGGAATATGTTGACAAGATCGGTGCGCCAAAGTCTTTATTTTATAAAGCCAGAATGTTCTCAAAAATGGTTCCTCGAGAGTTTAGAGCCGGATTCGACGAAAGAAAAACCGCCCCGCATATGCGGATCATGTTTCCAGGGTCTGGGTCTGCCATTATTGGCGAGTCTGGCGATGGTATAGGTCGAGGTGACAGGGCATCAATTTATTTTGTCGATGAGGCCGCATTCCTTGAGCGCCCTCAATTGGTTGAGGCTTCTTTATCTCAAACAACTAACTGTAGAATTGACATATCGACGCCTAACGGATCGAATAACCCATTCGCAATAAAAGTCCTATCAGGAAATTTCAACACATTTACTTTTTTATGGCGTGACGATCCGCGAAAAGATGATGCTTGGTATGAGAAGCAAAAAAGGGAGCTCGACCAAGTAACAATAGCTCAAGAGATTGATATTGATTTCAATGCTTCAGTTGAGGGCGTGTTAATCCCGTCCGCCTGGGTTCAGTCGGCTATTGATGCTCACTTGAAATTAAACATAGATCCCTATGGTGAAAAAACGTCAGCGCTTGATGTTGCCGATTGTGGCAAGGATGAAAACGCACAATCGTTCAGAAATGGAATATTGCTTGAAGACGTTGTTAGTTGGCACGGCAAGTCCGTTGAGGACATTTTTGGCACTACAAACAAAGCCTTTGATAATTGCGACGAGAAAGGCTATAGAAGGCTTAAGTTTGACTCCGACGGTCTTGGTGCTGGCGTTCGCGGCGATGGTCGAGTATTAAACGAAACGAGAAGCGGAAAAATAGAGGTAATGCCTCATTATGGATCGTCCGGTGTTGTTAACGGCGATGATCCTGTTTTTGAAAACGATGATTCTGATCATCCAAGGTTAATAAAAGAATTCTTTGCCAATTACAAGGCGCAAAGTTGGTGGTCGTTAAGAGAAAGGTTCAAGTTGACACATGAGGCCGTGACGGATGGCAGAGAATTCAATTCGGCTGATATAATTTCAATATCATCTAAATGTAGCAACCTAAACAAAGTAACAACTGAACTTTCTCAGCCAACATATAAAAAAGACGGCAAAGGCCGAGTTATAGTAAACAAAGCGCCTGATGGCTCCAAGTCTCCTAATGATGCTGATTCTATCAATATGTGCTATGCTCCCGAAGAAGAAATTCAAACCGCTGGCGGATTCGATTGGTAGGGTATATGTGGCCATTTAAAAATAATAACGTTCAAGTTTATACCAAGCAAATGAAAGAGGCTGACAGCTATTTAGGCACCGTCCTTAATGCCATAACTCGAACCATTAGCCGCCGGTCTGGTAGCGGTGGCTTGTTCGGTGTTTCTCCGGATGGCAAGCGAAATTTCAATGTGCTGTTTGGCTATGGTGAATTCTTATCATATGCAGATTACCTGGGTATGTATAAGCGCGGCGGCATCGCTAACGTTGTTGTGGGTAAGGTGGCCAAATCATGCTGGCGGGACATGCCAAAAATCAAGGTTAACGATAAGGCCATACTCGAGGAGCAGCTTTTAAAACTCAAGAAAGCAAAATTCTTTAAGGCGTTCGAGCGCGCCGATATCTTAAACCGTATTGGTAACTTTTCAGTAATGCTAATCGGAATCCCGGACGGGTTAGATTTAAACTTACCTGTTGGCTCAGCAAAAAAAGATTCATTCAGCTCAATGTATTTCAATGTTTACAGTTATGACGGTATCGAGATAGCCAAAACCGATACCGACCCGGCGTCACCCCGTTTTGGCCTGCCGGTCTTATACCAATTACAATCAATCGATATTGATGGATCACGGCGAAAGCAAGTTCAAATAGTTTCCCATATCGTTCACTACACACGAATCGTTCACCTGGCAGAAGGTGCCCTTGATTCTACGATTGAGGGAACTAGCGCACTTGAAGCGCCATGGAACGCGTTAACCGACAAAGAAAAGACCCGGGGCAGCAGTGCGGAGGCTTACTTTAGAAATTCTCGACAAAAATTAGCTTTAGAGGTAAGCGAGGGCAAGAAGGCTTCAACAGATCCAGATGTAAAAGCCAAGCTAAAAGAAAATGTCGAGAACTTCCAAAATGGATGGGAGGACGTTTTGCGCCTCGACAACATGAAAGCAAATATGTTAAATCCGTCAATGGCCAGCCCACGAGATCCGTTTGATATTTGCGTTGAGGAAGTGGCAGGCACCACTGGGATCCCAGTTAGAATATTGACAACTAAAGCCGGCGGCACCGTTACCGGATCGGAAGATAAAGCCACCTGGAATGCCCTGGTAAAAGATCGTCAAGACCAAGAATGCACAACCTATTTATTAGATGCCCTGGCCATAATGGACGAGGCCGGGATTCTGGACTTGCCAGAAGAATCTGAGGTTGTTTGGCCAGTTCAATCATCATTAAGCGAAACAGAAGCTTCCGAGTCAGCAAAGAACAAAGCTGCTGCGTTTAAAGACACCGTTGAAGGGCTCAGAGCTGCCGGCGGTGATATCGACTCGGAATCAGCTTTTGAAGCAGTAGGATTAGAAGGTATCGAGGCCGACGATTTTGATCCTGGCAATAACGACGACAACTTAGATAAATCAGTTAAGTGATATAAAACAATCGAAAATTAGCATTAATAAGCAAGGACGATGCCATGAGCATTAATTACGTAGACAAAACCGCGCTAGTAGCGCAAACCATCCTATTCACCACCACTGACCCTTTAGTGCCAGACAGATTAGACATCGACTTGACGCATAACTTTGTTGATATCGTGTCCCTAGATGGTTCTGGAAATCCGGTTGTACCATCATCTGGTTCATACTCGATATTTGTAAAGACATCTGAAGGCTCAGGGTTTCAGTCGATATCGGATAACGGAACGATCGCGGCCAACCTTACCGGCGGCGATGCGGCGGCAGACGGGACGCCTATTGTGGCATCGTTTGGTTCTAATGCTTTCGAAGTAAAAGTTGTGCCGGCCACTATAGTTGGGGCGGTATCCTACAAAGTAACAGTAAGACAAAATCTTACGTAGGAGTTTATGATGATATCTGGCGCTTATCCACTTGGTCAAGAAGTTGTTAATTTAGCAAATGACGCTCAAAATACCGCGGATTTGACTGGTTCCCCATTAACAGCTGTTGACGATCAAATTTTTCCTACTAATTTAGCTGATGTTGTAACTGATGGCACATTTTGTGTGCGCAATACGCCAGCTGATGTTGCTGCTTTTGGATTAGGTGATCACGTCGATGGAGATGTGCTTAAAAAAGTAGGGGCAACTTGGAAACGTCTTCTTAGACCCGTAGCAGGGACAACTTTTATATGGTTGACAACTTTTGGAAAACCTGCGGTCTTTGTCGATGAGCCGGTTGCCGGGAGTTTCCCTGTATTTGTAAATACTTTTAATACTGGTGAGGCTTTTTCTGTGCCGTATATTGGCACAGATTTACCAGGACAGATCAGTTTTGATGGGACTCTACTTATTGGAAATACTGCCGGTGGATTAACTACAGCTGATTTTGGAAATGCTGCCGTTCTTCTCTTACTTGGAACATTAGGTGTATGGATACGAGATACTGTTAATCCCGATCGGTCAGGAGTCTATAATCTAATTGTCAATAATGCAGGAACGGGAGATTATACACTTCGCAGAGATTATAATTTTAGAGACAGTTCATCGTTCGTCGATGGTCAAACGTTTTTTGTTGGGTCAGGATCAGGCGGCGATGAAGCTAATAAAAATTATCTGATTTCATTAACACAACAATTTATCATTAATACAACTTCGTTAGCGATTGTTGAGGGAACTATCGCCAATACCACTCAGCCAGATAAAATTATCAGTGCATTTGTTTCCACGGAGGATGTTACTGTAGCTAATACTGTAGCAGAAACTACTCTTTTGGGAGCAGGAAATGGTAGTTTAATTATTCCTGCTGACACAACAGTCATAGGTGATAGGTTCGCATTTTCTGTACAAGGCATACTGTCAAGTGGAGCAAATCCTACGCTCCGCCTTCAGCTTAAATCAGGTGTAGTTTTGTTGGCGGATACTGGCGCTCAGGTTATAGGCAATTTGGCGAATGGACATTGGGTTATTATTGGAGATGTGGTTACGAGAACTATTGGCGCGACTGGGACTGTAACTATATCTGGTAGCTTCATGACTTCATCAGGAGATCATTTTGAGTTTGTAAATATAGTGCCTGTGACTATCGATACGACGATTAATAGAGTTGTGGATGTTACAGCAATATGGGGAACAGCCTCAGCAGGAAACACAATTACAGCTCAAATATCTTCTTTGACTAAATTTTCATCTCCATAAATTTTATAGTAAATAGGGTGTACCATGCAGAACAACAACGTAGATATAATTGCCCAATGGGGCACAGCCAGTGCAGGTAATACGATAACTGCGCAGAACGTGTCTATTATAAAGGTGTTACCCCATCAATAATCATTAATATTATTAGAACAGGTGACTAGGAGAATATTATGCCTATAGGAAAAGCTTTCGGATCCGTTGTTATTATACAAGACGGACTTATTGATACAGTCATGCCATTCAATTCATTAGAAACGAAATTTGAAAAGTCAGGACAAGTATGGTTGAAGTCAGGAACAACAGAAACTGATTTAACTTTGTTTCCTGATGCTTCGATAGATTTTCCATATTCAGGAACTACTTTTAGTGTAGCTGGAGAAGATATATTACCAAGAGGTATTACTAAAGATGATACTCATTTCTGGGTATTAGGTGATACTAATAATGCAGCATTCAAATATACAACAGCTGGCGTCTATACTGGTACTAGTTTCTCCACTGGTACAGAAGATAGCACTCCGGTAGGTATTGTATGGGATGGTACAGCTTTTTGGGTTTTAGGTGCTACTAATGTTGTATTTAAATATACAGCTGCGGGTTCGTTTACGGGTACAAGTTTCAGTGTGGCAACTGAATTGTCAGCGGCAACTGGTATTACGTGGGATGGTACAAATTTCTATGTAGTAGGGGAATCAACTGATAAAGTATTTAAGTATACAGCAGCAGGAACCTTTACTGGAACTAGCTTTAGTGTAGGGAGTGAAGATACTTTCCCTAGAGATATTACGTGGGACGGTACACATTTCTGGGTCATAGGCTTAACAACTGACAAAGTATACAAGTACACAGCAGCAGGAGTATTCACAGGTGTTAGTTTTAGAGTATCCGCTGAAGAGAGTTCCCCTACTGGAATAGTATGGGATGCCAGTGTTAATAGTTTTTATGTTGTGGGTTTCATAGCGGATGCTGTATTTAAATATACAGCCGTTAATGGCATACCTACTGCTAAGACGGATACTAGTACAGGACTTCCTATTTACGTAAGAGTTAAGTAACAATAGTTAGTCAAATTCAAAAACAGATCTGGTGACAGGGATTTATAAACGTGGCAATAACTAACAACCCGAATAAAACAAAGATAATCGAAAAGCGCTGGTTAGCTGAAATTAACCGACGTTGGTCTGAGTTTGTTTCGGGTGTTAAAGATTTGCCGATCAATTCTGTTGTCAATTTGGATGATCAGGAAAAGTCAGAAACCGATGCTTTTGTGTTGGGTTTCGATTCTTTGGCATTTCAATTAATCCTTTCTGAGCCCTGGCAAAACAAATATCAGACAGAGAGTTACGAGCGGTCAGTTGATAGGACTAACGCGGAAGTAAAGCCGCAAATGACACTTATTGAGTTACAAAGCATAATATTGGTTGGCGGCGCGGCGGCGGCACTACTATCGATTCCCGTTCACAGAAATGAGCTTGAGTTTCTACATGGCCGAGCCAATGACAAATTGTCGGGTTGGATCAGATTGATGTCAGAAGAAGTAACGGCGATACTTCATGATAATTATGGCGTGTTGACTAACGACGAATTAATAGATCAAATCATTAAGCGAATTAAAGTGGCCAGGTCAAGAGCCCGGACAATTGCCGCGACTGAAGTTGCCCAGGCAGCACAAAGGGCGGTTATCAATCAGGCAACAATAATAAGTGAAACATCAGGCGTTGAAACGATGGTCAGGTGGATCACAGTTGCCGATTCGAGGGTTAGGCACCTACATGCCGGCTGGCATGGTCTGTTATTTACCCTAAAGCAAGCATTAAAGAATATAACCATCAGTCCATGGAATTGTCGATGCGGCCTAAGAGTCATAGTCAAGGGTCGCGACCCTGCCAGATTAAAGGCGAGATTCGCCAAAGAACGGTTATTATTACTATCCCGGGAACAAAATGTTGCCGCGTAATAAGGTTTTATAGTATATTCACAATATAAACGTGAGAATTTAATGAAAAATAAATTAAAAATACTTATCAATTCTAGAACTTCCGGCAAGTTTAGGCGTGAAGATATCGACGGACGTTCGCATATAGTAACAACAATGATGCCAATTCGCGGTGACATCACAATGAACCGCGTGTTTTACTCCAACGCCGCGGTTACAGAATCATTCATGCAGTTGGACATGTTGCC